ATCCAATGGGGTGGCGGTGGTGGTAACAACGTAACTATTGACGTTTCTGCAAACCTAAATGGTTCTAATGCTCAAATTGACATTAGCCCAACAGGGACAGGCCATGTCCACATGAAGCCAACTGGTACGGGTTCTGTTGAAATTGCCCCTACCAATGCAGGAACTTTGGACAACCTGGCTATCGGCGGCACAACACCTTTGGCTGGTACGTTCACCACGTTGCGGTTTAACACATCGCTATCGGTCAACGGGTCTACAGGCTCAAGCGGTCAGGTTCTGACTTCTAGCGGCGCTGGTTTGCCTACTTGGACAACACCAGTTTCCTACGCTACGGTTACTGATGACACGACTACAAATGCAACCCGTTATCCGCTGTTTGCAGCCGCTACAAGCGGTAATTTAACGACTGAATACACTAGCTCTACCAAGTACCAATTTAACCCGTCTACGGGCGTTTTAACGGCCACAGGGTTTAGCGGTTCAGGTGCGGCATTAACGTCAATTCCTAACGCTGCGCTGAACAATTCAAGTGTAACGATTGGTTCAACAAACGTAGCGTTGGGCGCTACTGTGACCACGTTTGCAGGATTAACTTCTGTAACATCAACTTCGTTTGTTGGTGATTTAACGGGTAACGCAAGCACAGCGACTAGCGCAACGACAGCAACAAATGCCACAAATACTACGGTAACTGACGATACAAGTTCGACAGCTACTTTTTACCCTACTTTTGTAAACAATACATCAGGAAATTTAGGTCAAAAAGTATCGTCTACAAAATTACAATATCAGCCAAGTACAGGCACAACAACTTCAACAATTATCCAAGCTGGTACACAGGCTAACTATATCCAAGCAACAGGTGGTGCTACAACTAAAGCTGTTCAGTTTCAGTCGCTTGGTAGCGATGCCGCTGTTTCCCTTGCTATTCAATCCAAAGGCACAGGAGCCATTGACCTTGCCGCTGGCTCATCTGGGGTGAACATTAGTAACGGTGGTACTGTTACTGCTATTACTAGGACTGTTGCTGGTTCTGGCTATACAAGTTTCCCATCTATTGCTATCTCTGCTCCCACTACGGCTGGAGGCGTTCAGGCTACTGCAAATATTGCTCAAATGGGCGCATTTGCCGCAACTGTTCAATCAGGTGGAACAGGGTATACAAACGGAGATGTGCTTACATTGGTTGGAGGAACTCCTGCAGGTGCTGCTGCAACTTTTACCGTTACTGGAGTTACTGGAGGCGTAATAACTTCAGTATCTTCTACAAACTTTTTAACATATACAGTACTTCCAACTAACCCAGTAAGTGTTACAGGAGGTACAGGAACACTGGCAACACTTAACGTAACATATTACGTTCAAAGTATTTTCACCATCACCAACGCAGGTTCAGGATATGTTGAACAACCCACAATCACTTTCTCAGGTGGTGGTGGCTCTGGTGCTGCTGCTTATGCTACTGTGGGGTCAATACCTAAAATTCAAACATTGGGTAATTCCCTGTCTTTTTATACTCCAAGTGGTGAAGCATTTAGAGTTTCAGACATTGGTGTCACTTCTGCGGCATATTGGCAAGCATTTGGTGGCGCGGCAGTTCCAGAACTTCGTTCAAGTTCTTCTGGAATTATTACTGCTACTGGTGCAAACAGTTTGCAATTTAGAACAAATACCAACACAGAACAATTTAGGGTTGCGGCAACAGCCTCTGCTGTTAACTACGTACAAGTAACGGGTGGGATTGCTGGAACGCCTGGAACGGTCACAATATCAGGACAAGGCTCAAGCGCAAACGTAGACATTGCTTTAACACCTAAAGGCACAGGCGTTGTCAAAACAACTGCAAATGCGTTTGTAGGCTCATCACTTTACATTGCCCCATAAGGATTTAAAATGGCACTCATCAAAGCAATACCAACTGATTACGGCATTGATGCTTCGTATTGGAACATTGGCGCAGTACAAGAAGACTTTAAAGGCCAAGGCACAGAAGTGACGTTTTATGGCTATGCAAGCAAAGAAGCCCGTGAAGCTGGCAAGCAGCCTTTAAGTGCAGGAAAAGTTAACATTGCAGGTGAAGAATACGTAGCTGGTGCTGATCGTGCCGCTTTGTACGCCATTATTAAACAAAAGCCAGAATTTGCTGGCGCACAAGACGCATAAGGAATCATCATGGGACAACTCGTATTTCAAGCAACTTTAGGTGGTCAGGTTAATCTGGTCGGCCCTAACACGGCATCAACTTTTAACATTAACGTGCCTGCTATTGCGGGAACTATGGTGACTACGGGCGACACGGGTACTGTGACTAGCACAATGCTGGCGACTGCTGTTTATACAGCGCCTGGCACGATTGGTAGCGGAACTCCTAACACGGGTGCTTTCACATCCTTGGCGTATTCCACCACTTTAACTGGCGGCACAGGAATTGTTAACCTTGGTTCTGGTCAGTTCTACAAAGATGCGTCAGGTAACGTAGGTATTGGTACAAGTACACCTCTGGTTACAAATACAGGACGTGGAAATTTAACAATCAATGGCTCAAGTGATTCAATTCTTGCTTTTGGTATTGCTGGATCAAATACTGGATATTTGTTTTCAACTTCAAGTGGTTTGGAGTTAGCGACAATTGGTAGCACTTTTGTCCGTTTTAGTACTAACGGCTCAGAACGCGCCCGTATAGACTCCAGCGGTAACTTTGGTATTGGTACAAGTTCGCCTTCCGCTTCTGCAATTTTAGATGTTCAAAGCACCACAAAAGGTGTTCGTTTTCCAAACATGACCACAACGCAAAAAAATGCTATTTCTAGTCCTGCTACTGGATTAGTTGTGTTTGATACAACTCTTGCAAAACTTTGCGTTTATAGCGGTTCTGCATGGCAGACAATTACTTCTATTTAAAGGTTTGTTATGACTATTACTTGGACTATCACTCAAACCGACTATCTGATTTCAGACGGTTTCATCACCACAGCACATTGGACAGCCACGGCGGTAGATGGGAACTACACAGCCTCCATTTATTCAACCTGTTCATTTGCTCCTGCTGAGCCTTCTATCCCTTACAACAGCGTTACAGAGCAAGAAGTTCTGAATTGGTGTTGGGGTAACGGCGTTGACAAAGATGCGACCGAAGCTGCATTGGCTCAAAACATTGCGTTGCAGAAAAACCCCGTTGTTGCTGCTGGTACACCTTGGGCTACGGCATGAACTACGTTTGGAAAATCCTAGATGTTTATGCTGATGGTGAAGCAATCACATCGGCTAAATACTTTTGTTCTGCAACTGAAGGTGATGACACGGTAGAAACAGAAGGTTACTGGAGTTTTCCAGACGCAGGGACTGTGCCGTTTGCTGATGTGACAGAAGAAATGATTGCTAAGTGGATTGAAGATTCTGCTATTGTTGACGGCAAGAATGTCATAAAATCACGCCTAGCAGAACAGTTAGAAACGCTGTCAAAGAAGCCTGTTCCAGCACCTTGGTTGCCGCAGACCTTCACACCAGACCTGTAAGGTAAAACATGACAAAGCCAATAGACATTATCAGCCGAGCGTTAAAGGATATTGGCGCTTTAGAAGGTGGCGAAACACCAACACCAGACGCAGCACAAGATGCGTTTGACATGATGAACGACCTTGTTGATCAATGGTCTAACGAAAACATGATGGTGTTTAACATCACAGAGATTATTTTCCCTGTGATACCTGGTCAAGTTCAGTACAGCCTTGGCCCATCGCCACAAACGACTAACTTTATCGGAGCATCGTTCCAAGGGTCTATCTCTGGCGACATTCTGACCGTCACAACCGTTAATTCAGGCGCTGTGGCACAAGGTCAAACCCTAAGTGGTGGTGGAATTATTGCTGGCACAAAGATCACTTTGGAGCTTACAGGCGGCGGCGGTAACGTAATTCAAGCTGGTACATATCGCGTCAGCATCCCGCAGACTGTGGCGACTACGACTATCACAGCTAACTATCAAAAGCCACTTGGCATTGATTCTGCGTTTGTAAGGGTAAACACTACTGCAAACGGCCAGCCAATTACAGGCGGTGGTCTAGATTATCCAGTTTCTGTTTTGGCTTTGTCTGACTATCAGATGATCGGTTTAAAGACGCTAAACGGTCCTTGGCCTAAAGCTGTTTATTACAACGCCAATGAAGAATCTGGTAACTTGTTTATATGGCCAAATCCAGCCCAAGGTGAAATGCATTTGTTTGCCAGCACTTTGTTTACGCGCTACGGCAGTCTGTATGAAGATATAGTTTTGCCACAAGGCTACTCAATGTGTCTGCGTTGGTGTCTTGCTGAACGCTTAATGCCGATGTACGGCAAAGCAAATCAAATCCAGATCGCAATGATTCAGCAATACGCTGCACAGGCCAAGGCTACGCTCAAGCGCACAAATATGTCGCCGCTTCAGGTCGCCCGTTATCCTGATGCATTGCTGGTTGGTAAGAGCAAGGACGCGGGCTGGATTTTGAGCGGAGGTTTCATCTGAGGTTTTATTAAGTTGACAGTTTATTTAGAAGTCTATATGATTGAGGCTCCATCAACAAAGGAGTTAAAAATGGATGATCTAGATAAATTGATAGCTAAAAAACTAAAACAACGTGAGTATGCAAAGGCGCACTATCAAAGGGTGAAAAACAATACGATTGCACAAGCTCCTGGCCGACCAGCAAACACGCCAGAAGTTTTGTGGAGCAAAGTGGATAAGAAGGGCGAAGATGAATGTTGGCCTTGGCTTGGTTACAAAAATGAAGATGGCTACGGTAGGGTCCAAATTAAAGATTGGCAATACTACGCGCATCGAGTAATTTACAACTTAGCATTTCCTGGCGTAATTGAAATCAAAGCACCAAAACTAACAGACGAAAAAGGATTTTTACTTCATACCTGCGACAATCCATCATGTTGTAATCCAAAGCATCTTTGGGTTGGCACTCACAGAGACAACATGGAAGATAAAGTTAAAAAAAATAGGCAGAAGAAATTTCCAACAGATTCAGGCCCAAGGTGTAAATTAACTATGCAACAAGCTAGAGAAGCCAGACAATTACGCAAGGAAGGCATCCCAACACGGGAGTTAGCCTTGCGCTTTGGCATCAGCTTGCCAAGCATGAAAACGCTCATAAGGGGCGATTCTTATAAGGAAGAATATGCCTGATTTCGGTTTCGTGGGGCCTGCTTACGAAGCGCCTTCAATTTATCAAGACAGCCAAGAACTGATCAATTTTTTTCCTGAGATTGACCCGTTAAAGCAGCCTGGCACTAATGGTGTTGTGGCTCTTTATCCCACGCCTGGCCTTACTCTTAAAGCTGTCTTGCCAAACACGCAAGAAGTGCGTGGTATGCGTACAGTTTCTGGTGGCTCACAAATGGTCGTTGTTTCTGGCCCGTATGTCTACGCGCTGACTTCTAACCTTGTGCCGTCTGTTATTGGCATTTTGAACTCATCTGCTGGTCAGGTGAGGATTACTGATAACGGCATAAACGTCTATATCGTAGATGGCGCTTATCGTTACACATGGCGCATTTCTAGCCCTGCTAACGCTGTTTTTACAGGTTCTGTTAGCGGCACTACCCTGACTGTCACAAACGTGTCTAGCGGCACTATAGCGACTAGCCAATCCTTGTATGGCATTGGGGTTTCTGCTGAAACTGTCATTACTGCTTTAGGTACTGGAACTGGTGGAACGGGTACATATACGGTTAACGTGTCGCAAACAGTAACAGCTAGAAGCCTAAACTCCACAGCTACGGGCGCTAGATTTACGGCCACGATTGCTGGCACGACAATGACTGTCTCCGCTGTGGCTGCTGGCACTATCTATCTTGGTCAGACTATTCAAGGCGCAGGCGTTACTGCTGGAACTGTGGTGACTGCTTTAGGTACAGGTACTGGCGGCATAGGAACTTACACGTTGAGCGTGGCTAGTACGGTTGGCTCTGGCGTGACAATGTATGCAATTAACTTTTCTGTTTTGCCGTCTACTGATGGTGCGTTTAGTGGTGCTAACACCGTTGACGTAATGGACAATTACATTGTTTACAACAACCCCACGACTCAGCAATGGGGTGCTACAGACCTTTTGTCGCCAATCTCACCCGTTACTAGCTATTCGTTAAAAGACGGCGCTCCTGACGATTTGGTGGCTTTGATCGTTGACCACCGC